CTCGCACAAGAGGCTGCCATAAAGGCAGAGGAAGAGCGCATCGCACGAGAGGCTGACATAAAGGCAGAGGAAGAGCGCATATCACGAGATGCTGCTACAACAGCAGAGGAAGGTCCTCTTCCAGTTCCTCCTCCAGTTTCTTCACCCGAAAATATAGTTAATAATTCACAAGGACCATCAATTATACCACCTACACCACCTATCCAACCCAAATTTGACGTAAATCCATTGATACAATTATTAACAGAAACCTTAAATAAAAAACTGACACCACCAGCTAATAAATCAGGGTTTGATATAGAACCATTATTAAATGTGCTTTCAAATACATTATCTAATACGATAGAACCTACAATAGTATCAAGTAGTACACCGGACATCTCCTTAAATGATATAATTACTAGTTGTGATGGAGAATCGTGTGATGACCCCGGAAATTTACAACAACCATCAACAAGAGAAAATGGTTCGGTATCATCACAGCCCATAGTAGACGGAAATGTTCCATCAGCGGTTGAATCAGGTTCATCGTCGAGAATAAGATTGCCTTCAATGCCTTCAATGCCTTCAATGCCTTCAATGCCTTCAATGCCTTCAATGCCTTCAATGCCNTCAGTAGATATTTCAGGAAAAATGAATTGGATTACACAATCATTAGTAGCATTGTTTGCAACTGTAGGAAATTTGTTTACATTTAAACCAGCGGAAGATACAGACCCATATGAAATGTCTGCTAATAAAGCAAACGAAGGATATATTTACATAGGTAAAATGTATATGAAGGAAGAAGGTGAAAATGCCCCATCAAAACAAGTAAAGTATATAAATTATCACCCAGAAAATAAGGACTTTTATATTGATGAACGTCCGGAAATTGTAGAATAAATTAAGTATATAGTTTATAAAAAAGTTAAATATAAATTGATATTAAATGTAATCATAAAATGTCAATTCAATACGTCATTGCGAATATCGAAATACCAATAAAAATACAGAACAATATAACCGAACCATTACCTGAATACATAAAAATAAATATATCAGAATGTAAAGAATTGCCCGAAAAATCGTGTCAAAATGCCGTACAAATGGATTTTATGGACCAAATATTAAATATGGTTTCGTCTAATAAACCGGATGAATCAGATATAGTAGAAAATACTATATCAAAAGAAGAGATGGAAAAAAAGAAGCAAAGGAAACACGCTCGTAATATCACATTCAGAAACAATGTATTATCACATAGACGAACACAGAAAAAATATTCTAATTCATGATATTAGGGCGCTGTCCTTTTTCAACGATTAATGGTTCTGGGACCATTGTTTGGAGACGGTCACAGATATTAAGTGAATTTAAATCGTGGATTACAGGTTTAACAGATGGTTTTGGTTTAACCATATTGCTTGTTCCTATACCAAATAATTGCGACTCAATATCATAGGGATTACTTGATAAATTAGAGGGTGCGACGCGTCCTTGTAATAATCCATTACCGGCAAAATAAGAGGTAGTAGGATTTCCATAATTATTTTTTTGACATGTTAGATAGTCACAAGAACCGGAATTAGCATTTTGTTCTAAACGATAATCTCCTTCATTATTTTTACTACGTGTAGAAGCCATCTGGGTGTATATAATAATGTATATTTTATATACACCGAAAAATTATTTATAAATTTTTGCGTATAACTGTTTGTAAATATCTGTTTGTAATAACTCGTCATTTGAAATACCTGCTACTACTTTTTGTAGTAATTTATGAAATAAGTCTAAATAATCATAACCTAACATAATAGTAAGTCCTATGTTAATATCAGTGGAAAACATAAACGATGCGGTTTTTTCATATAGGTTCATCATTTCTGGTATTGATTTGGTAATTTCAAGAATATAGTCCATAGTAACAGTAGCAGATTCATAATCGTAACTCATTTCATCCATAGTTTCATCGTCTAAATCCATATTCGTTGTGTCAGGATAGTTATTTGAATTCATTTTAAATAAATTGCGTAAACATTGACGATACTCAGTATTATTTGAATACTCAATCGTTAAGTCAATAGGATAAGAATATGCCATTTTCATTACTAAATATAATAGTATAATGTTTATGTTATTTACGCGGAAACATTATACAGATGCGAAAAATTCCCAATCTAGGTCTTCACATACTTTTTTCCATATCATATCTTGTTCTAGTTGTTTTTCTCGGTCTTTCATCATAGGTATATATGGTAGGTACTGAGTTTGGTCTAAAAGAACACATAACTGATGAAGTGTATATGTATAGTTAAAAAAGTTGGTGCGATTTGCTGGACAATGCACCGCCCAAGGCTTTTGAATCTCAATAAATAATACACATAAAGTTTCGTGTAATTCTTCATTCATTACGGGTGGTTTAATTCCGAATAACGAATTAATGTATTGTATGTGTTCGAAATATTTGTTTAATCCGAGTTTACGTAATAATTCACGCATCTTATCATAGTTAAGCTGAGACAAATCTGTAATGCGTTCTTTTTTAATACGTGCTTTGATTGCGTCGATTACTTCATCTGGTATTAATGTAGTTTCCTTAGCTTGAAATTGTGAGAGTATTTCTTTAAAATGGTTAAGACGAATATAGGCTGTATATGAAACTTCATTCGGAGGGTCTTTATTATTAGGTTTGGAACTATCCACGATATATGTTACGAATTTACCGCATTTATCATTATTGCATATGAGTATGCCTTCCTCATCTTGAGGTATAAGTTCTCCTAGATTGCAAAATTCACATGTATCAGATTCAATATAATAATCTTGAGAGTTAGTAAACTCATTTGTCACATTTCTCCAATATTGCTGTGTATTCATTTTGGATTGTGTATATTTATTAATAGTTCCATCCTTATTATTATCGTCTAGTTTGATTTTGAAAAAAGAGTTTAGTGCGTCTGTGCTTCCATATTGGTCGGTGCTTGCTGAAATTTGTTGTTTCTGCTCGAAGTAATCGAAAATAAACTTAGAATTGTTTAGTAAATACTTCTTCTTCTCTTGTTTGAGTTTTTTGATGCTCTGTTGAATATCTTTAATCTTGTCTTTCATATTCATATATTCATCAACTTGATTCTTTTGTAAAGTTTTGATGGTATTTCTCAGCTCATCTTTTTCTCTCTGCAATTGCGGAATGGTTTCACTCTCTATCTTATCATAATATTCAGTTAGTTCCGAATGTTTTTCGTCTATTGTATGTATAGTTTTTAATTGGTTGAGTTGCTTCTTTTTAGACTCCCCTTTCATTAACTGAGATGGAATACTTTATATGAACGTTTTTATGTTAGTTTTTATAGTAGGAATAAATACGGATTGTGTATATATTTGTAAAGTAAAAAATGGGATATACCCTAAAATACTAAACTATCTAAGAATTTCACCGTAACACACGGCACGTGTCATAATTATCATTGATAATAGAATTAGATAATGGTTTGACCGTAGGGAAACTATGGTTGTGATCTATGATGATATATGGTGTTTTTGAAAAATAACACCCATTACTATGGGTGAAATTCCAAAATTGAATCAATATATATGCGGCAATAACGTAATAAAACATGTTAACTTTTATGCGATTGTATACGAGAGTATGAAGTAATCAATTTTATAGCATATCAACACCACATACATTTTTTCATTTTTGTAGCACAACCAAGACATATTCGAGGTGCTAAATACAAATATCCAAAAGGGTTACATATGTGGTCTGGATTACTATAACCATATACCTTCCGTTTTTTACATTTTTTACAATAGTATCTTGCTGGCGACAAGGGAGTTTCAATTTCTAGATGTTTATGTTCCTGACATATAAATTCGTGTTTAGTGGGTTCCATATAATGTTCTTGTTCGGTCATGGTATTATCAGTATACATTAGCGTGTGAAAAATTCGTAAATATTAGAAGAATATGGTATTTAGAAAGTGTATAATGAATACTAAAAATAGCGAAACAACTTTATTAGATTTGCCTCAAAATATAAAAATAGAAAAACCTGTATTTCAAAAGATGATGTTTTTGACAAATGCTTTAGAAGAAGGTTGGAGTATTCGAAAATCCAATGATTCTTATATTTTCACGAAAAAACACGAAAATAAACGTGAAATATTTCAAGAAGACTATTTAGACACGTTTTTATTGACAAATAGCTCGCATACACTTGGTATATACAGCCAAAAATAAACATTTTAAATATAATTTATAGTGGATATATAATGTTAAGATTTACCTAACAATACAAATATATTTAGGGTATTTACAACTGTAGTTAAAATATTACAATTGTAATTTAATAATAAAAACGAATTTAGGATATTTTGAATTTTCGCTGATAATTAGAGCATTTATTTACAACATTGATTGTATTTTTAGCAATATTATAATTTTTATTGAATTAATGCGATTTTTTCCCAGATTTTTTTCTTTGTAGAATATATAAATTCCATACAATGGCTGGAGGTTTAAT